GCCATGGGGGCTGCCGGTCAGGCGCTCAACGCCCTGCCCAACGTCACCAACTTCGCCCCGTGGGCCAACATGATCGCCGGTCCACTCCGGGGTGGAATCCCTGGTCTTGGGGGCGGTTTGGGCGGTTTAATGCACTTGTTCGGGGCCGCCGACAACGACGACGATGATCCTCGCCCGGACACCGGGGAGGCTGCCGGTGACCTGGATAAGCTGCGTGATCTCTCCGACGAGTCCCCCGACGAGCACTACCAGCACATGGACTCCTACAACCAGGAGGTCGCCGATCTGGTCTGCGACCTAGAGGAGGCCGGGGTGGGCGCGAGCCCCTTTGTGGCCATGCTGCACGGCGGCGGGTCCAACCCGATGGACATGCTGGACCGCCCGCCCAACTGGTTCGATGAGCATGGCGCGGGCACCGGCAACGTCCCCAAGGGTTACATCTCCGACTCGCAGAGCTACCTGGACGCCCACGAGGCCCAGGATATCCGCAACCTGCTGGCCGAGCCGCCCGATGACACCCCCATCATCAAGCACAACGACGGGCGCTCCAAGCCTCCGCAGGGGCCACGGGAAGGCCGTCGCCTGCACTATGCCGAGGGCGATCCCTCCGGGGGCGGTGACGCCACCGCCACCGGCTACTTCAACCCGGACAACCCCACCGACGAGGACTGGGAGGCCGGGTCGGGCAACGAGTTCATGCAGTCGCTCAAGGACAACGCCCAGCAGGCCGGGCAGGGCCTGTCCAACATGCCCGGAGGTGGCGGTGGCGGCGGGGGAGCCGAGGGCGGCGAAGCCGGCGGAGAAGCGGCTGCTGCCGAGGAGGCGCTGCCCCTGGTGGCCGTCGCCAACCGGGGCTTCTCCCTAGAGGCCTTCGACCGGGGCGAGTTTGCCCCGGTGGGCTGGGACGGCGGTGGGGGTGTCACCCAGTACGGCGGGGAGCTGCGCCGAGCCAGCCGGGTCGGGGGTGGGCCGACTCAGCAGGTGCGCATTGACCCCGGCATGCGCCGGGGCAACCAGGTCACCAGCCACGAGACCTACGCCAACGTGATGAACGACCAGTTCGGCAACAACGGCGAGCCCGAACTCACCGAGTACGCCGAGACTCCGGCCACCCCGATGAACTCGGGCATGGTCGAGGCCCAGCGCAACATCTACGCCACCGTCTACGGCAGCTCCACCCCGCAGCCGGGGTCGGTGGACGACTTCGCCTCCAGTCCCTACGTGCAGGGCATGCTGCGCACCGCTGGGCGCAAGTTCACTCCCGAGGAGCAGCGCGAGCTGGAGGCCGAGTTCCATCCGCAGGGGGCCCGCAACCTGCCCACCGATGACGATCTTGAGGGCACACATTATCTGATGGGTCTCTGACGTGGGCAATCGCCGCGAGTTCACCGCTAGCCACACCAGGGCGGCCACCACCTTGGAGGCGGCCCATCAGATGTTGATGCCGTATCGGCACAACAGGATGGCGGCGATCCACCGGGACTTCCAGTTCCGACCGGGCTTCCTCTACACCCAGGTGCGGGCCATCGCGGCGAGGATCAACCAGAACTTCGACGGCTGGCCAAGCTCCGAGTTAAAGAAAAGCTATAGGACGTTCATTGGCAAGCCCTGCTTTGTTAACCACCAGAACTTCGATCCCAAGAAGGCGCGGGGCAAGGTCATCGCCGCCCGCTACATCGAGAACGGCAAGGACAAGTACGTCGAGGTCGTGCAGGAGATCGACGCCAAGCGCTTCCCCAAGCTGGCCCACGAACTGATCACCGGGGGCCTGGACAGCGTCTCCATGGGCGTGGAGGCGGGCTTCACGATCTGCAGCTATTGCGGAAATCGCGCCGTGGATGAGGACGAGTTCTGTAGCCACGTCAAGTACCACAAGGGCCGGGTGCTGCCCCGCATCAACGCCAAGACCGGGGCGCACGAGGACGTGCTGGTCTATGAGAAGTGCCACAAGTTGGGCTTCTTCGAGCTGAGCTTCGTCTTCGACCCCGCCGATGAGACCGCCGTGGTGAGCCGGGTGCTGCACGCCAATCATCGAACGGCACAGGACTACGGTCCCGCGAGCCTGGCCGAGCATCAGCTGGCTCAACAGTGGCTGGCCGAGCACCCGCTGGCTCAACAGTGGCTGGCCGAGCATCAATTGGCTCAGGAATGGTTGGCCGAGCATCCGACCGCTAGTCCCGGTGTAATTCCTGAGCCTGAGATTCCTGAACGCCAGGGTCGACGGCGCAGGGCCCAGCAGCAGCAACAGCAGATTCCCGGCGAGCTGCAGGAGTACTACGAGATGCCCTCCCCCGCACTGCCGTCCCCGATGATGCCGCAGGCCAGCGTGGGAGGCCCCGTCATGCCACCCCCACCGCCCAACACCCGCTTCCCCGACGAGGGCTTCCAACTGGACGAGCGCACCGGTCGCCGCCGCCATGCCTACGGCGAGGAGGAGGCCCCCGAGGACGTGGACACCCTGCGGGATGACGACGACGCCCACGACGGCGACTTTAAACACTACGTCGAGAGCCCTAAAGAGTTGAGAGGTCCTGATCTCGACATGAGCCAGCGCCTCGACAGAGCACAGGAAGAAGAAGGCCTCGACGTGGATCGTCGCGTGGAGGACGTGGAAGAGGTTGGAGGCCCTCCCATGCCGTCACGCAATGCCCGCCGCAAGCGCCGTGTCCCTGCCCGCCGCCGCCGTTATGCCGGTGAACACGATTGGGATTACGACGACTACGGCAATGCCCTGGGTCCCCGAGCCGAATCCCGCCATGAGGACTATTCCGAACCTCCCTACCGGGGCCATCCCGGCGATTACCCACCGCAAAGGAGAGGGCGCATGAGCAACGTCCTGATTGACCCACGCACGGGTCGGCGTTACTACGCCGCCGAGGATTTCCCACCCGATGACGGTGGGCCCCCACCTGATGATGGTGGTGGCGACCTGCCCCCGTGGCTGCAGGGTGATCAGGGTGACGGTGGCCCGCCCCCCGATGAGGACGAGGACGACTTCGGCGATGAGGACGAGGGCGATGAGGGTGACGGTGGTCCCCCGCCCGATGAGTCCGACGAAGACCTCATCTCCGAGGCCGAGGAGGACCTAGAGCGCGCCGAGGAAGAGGAGGGCGGTGGCGACGAGGAAGAGGGCCCAGAGGATGAGGGCGAGGGCGACTACGGCCCCGAGGGCGAGGAGGACGAGGAGCCAGAGGACCACGGTGGCGAGATCCCACCACAATTCCTGGGTCGTCATGGAAATTACCGCAGTTCCCACCAGAAGAAGAGAAGGGCAAGGAGAGGACGAGCCATGAGCCTCGCACAACGTAGCCGTGTGGCTTCGGTTGGCCGTCGTGTCCACTATGCCGACGACAGCGGACACACCGATGGTGGTCCCTACGACGAGAACAACCAGGGCGACCAGGAGGAGGTGTTCATCTCCGACACCCCCGGTGCCGAGGCGGTGGCCGTCCCCACCCCCGGTGACGGCACCATCTCCAACACCGAGAACAACCTGGTGGCCAGGATTCGGCGGCGCTCCAATGAGCTACGCCGGGACGTGATTGCCTACGAGCAGATCACCGGGCGGCGCATCACTGCCGACGAGGCGGTGGAGACCCCCGACGAGGTGCATCCCTCGGTCAACACCGGTCCTGGCGGCCAGGAGGCCGCCAACAGCGGGGACTTTGAGTCGCTGGACCTGGACGACAAGGAGACCCAGCCTGGTGGCACCACCGCCAGCCTGGCCCCATTCCAGGCCTTCAACACCTGGCTCTACAACACCACCGGACGTACCGCCAACCAGCATCCCAACGCCCTGTTCCTGCGTCGGCAGGCCGCCCGGTTCTGTCAGGCCTCGGGCTACTCGGTGGAGTCGCTGTTCCCCGCCCTGGGAATGGTGCTGCGAGAAGCCCGAATGAATGAAGGGAGAACTGCGATGCGCCGACGTGCCGATGAGTCGCTGGAAGTTGCAGCGCCGCAGGACCGCATCGACGTGGAGGCCCCGGTGCGGGACACCACCGATGCCGATGCGCAGGCCTCCCAGTTCGACCTGGGCGACTTCGGCGACAACGCCGGGGACAGCCTGGCCGACCCCAACCTGGACACCGACTCCCAGATCTGGGCCCCCGATGAAACACCGGCAGGGTTCGACAAGGGAGGTTCCAACCGTAAGGCCGATGGAATCTTGGCGGTGCGTTATGCCGAGGCTTTCATCCAAGCCGGGCTAGCCCCCAACACTCCCGAAGAGAAATGGAAGATCGCTGGGCTGGCTCAAACAATGCGCCACGGAACCATCGTGGATCGCACCAGATTGCTGGACGCGGTGAACACCGTTCACCAGGCCAGCAGACGCCGCACCGCAGGAGTTAGCGGTGCCGGTCGCGGTATCCCGCAAGGCTTCGGAGGCCGCCGCATCACGGCGGGCAACGGGGCGGGAGCCGCAAGCGACATCGCAACTGACAGCGCCATCTTCCTGAAGTAGCGCGTAGAGAACTGAAAGGAGGCGATCCATGTTCCGGCCACCGATTTCCAACCCGGCGTTGAAGCGCACGATCAGACCGATCTACGCGCAACACCAAGCGACCACCTATGGTGGGTTCCTCGACCCGAACTGGAACCGCTCGTTCGACATCTATCCCGGCACGGTGATGACCCGGCTGAAGCCGGAAATCTTCACCCCCTGGACCCCGACCCTGCCCAACACCAACGCCAAGCCGTTCGGTCTGTCGGCGCTGTTCCTCGCCCCCCAATTGGGAGTGGACGAGTCCACGGCCACCGGCACCAACCTGTTCACGGTCTGGGTCGGCGGCGAGCAGGCGGTCTTCGAGATCCTGGCCCCCGGATTCGACGGGACGGCCAACTGGACCACGGCCAACGTGGGCGACGGCGGGTTTGTCCTGCTGACCGCCAACGCCAGTGGGCTGCTGACCCCGACCGGGGCCAACAACAACAACGCCATCGCCGAGCTGATGGACGTTCCGACCACCGACAAGATCCTCATCCGACTGAACCGCTACAACTTCGCGTCTTCAGTCACCGTGGGCGCAGCGTAAGGAGGCGAGACCATGACTACGGCAATCCCGCAGGCCCTCGGCTCTGGCCTCCAACGCATCGCTCGCAACAGCGAGGACTACGTCGCCGACATCCAGCGCGTGATGGACCGGATGGGCGGGCAAAAACTCTCCCACCGACAGAAGCAGGCCAAGCTCGCGCACATCCTCGGCGACCGGCAAAACGGCATGATGCGACTCGGTCAGTCCATGATCGGGCCGATCCAGCTGCAGCTTCGGTATCAGGGCATTTTGAGAAACGTCCTGCTGGAAGACACCCTCACTCCCGGCGTACCGATTCAATACGACGTGCTCGATGATCTCGGGCAGGCCTACATGCTGCATGGCGACGAGGGTGAAATCAAGATCACGCCGTTTGAAGGTAAGCGTGTCGAGGTGCAACTCTTCCGCATCGCTTCGTTCCCGAAGATCAAGAAGGAAGATCTCTACTACCTGCGCTCCAACATCGTGGAGTACACGCAGGACATGACCAAGCAGGCCATTATGCGGCAGGAAGACAGCCGCCTGGTGACCCTGTTGGAAGTGTCGGCGGCCAACTACCGCCTGGTGGACACCACCGCCGTACCGGGTACCGGCTCACTGCCCAACGAGATCACCATTGGTGGTTCCGTGCTGATGCCCTCGGACCTGTACACCGCCGTGACCTTCACCGACCAGCGCATGTTGGACAGCTCTCGGCTCCTGTGCAACCCACAGGAGTACCGGGACTTCTACCGCTGGGAGATCGCCACCACCGGCTGGGCCTTCAAGGACAGCGTGGTGGCCGGCGAGAAGATCGTGCAGTTCGGCGAGTTCCAGATCGGCAAGTCCATCATCATCCCGCGTGGCACCGTCTACCTGACGCCGGAGCCCACCTTCCTGGGTGTGTTCCCGGTGATGTACTCCCTCGATGTCGAGGAGAACAACCAGGTGGAACAGTTCCATAAGGGCTGGGTCATGGACGAGTTAGTTGGGATGGTGGTTTTGAACCCACGCGGCATAATCATCCTTAGGAAAGCCTGACAAGTTAATTCTTAGGCTACTCCTTAGGGAGATGCAGTTCAAGCCCACAAAACAGAAGGCGGCCCCCCTCTTAAGGGGGGTCGTTTTCGTTCCCAAGAATAGTTAATCTGGGTTGAGCATTTCCATACCTACTAGGTCATTTCTTGACAAGAAAAGGGCCTTCCGTCACACTGGTGTTGTCGAAGCACCGGTAACGAAAGGCCATCATGAGTATAAAGTCGCGCATATCCACATGCGAAGCATGTGGCAAGGAATTCGTTCAACCCCATCCCTATCGTGATAGCAAGACCTGTTCATCCGAATGTCGCTACAAGTTGTCGGCCAAGACCACCCGCGAGTCCAGTGGGGTATGGGAGACCAAGACCTGTCCCCGTTGCGGGACCGAGTTCACTTGTCGTAAGGCCAAGCCCAAGACCTATTGCACCTGGGACTGCATGATGGCTGCGCGGACAGAAGAAGCTCGCGCCAGCCGCACCTGTGTGGTGTGTGGCAAGGAGTTCACCTATTTCAAACGGCAGGATCAGCGGACATGCTCTGCGCTTTGTCGCAATAAGTTGACCGGTTCACAACGCGAAATCAACTTTCCTGCCTGTCGGGTCTGCGGAATCTCCACCGGCTCCTACAACCGAGTCTATTGCGATGAGCATCGGCCTTCTCGTCCGGGCCGCAAGCCCATGGCTCGGCGAGAGAGTATCTGCGAGGGATGTGGCCAAAAGTTCTCCCGGCCCGGAACCTGGCCTGGCAAAATGATGTTTTGCTCGTTGGAGTGCTCCAATGCCAACCACAGTTCACGGCGGGCTCGGCATTACCAGCATGGCGATTGGAACCTCAATGGCAGCTACGAGTTGCGTTTTGCAGCTTGCCTAGATCGGCTGTCTATTAAGTGGCGACGTTGGCCTAATGATGATCCCTTCATCTATCGCACACCTGATGGCAAGACACATGAATACCGTCCTGACTTCCTGGTTGATGAGAAGTTTGCAGTAGAGACCAAGGGGTGGAAGGGGAACCCTGACAGTAATCAGCCATATGCCTACGAACAATGGGACTGGCCTGAAAAGCTCATCGTCATCGGTCGGGACGACCTAACCGCGCTAGAACACATCTTCAACCGGCAACAGTTCCTCGACGCCTTGGCCCAACTGTAAAACCACCTCTCACCTCCCGAAATAAGTAGGAGCCCCGGAGGTGACTTCATGCAGCGTGCCTGGTATATCTTTTGGGGCTGGGTGATCTTCATCCTGATGCTGCTGGCGGTGACCACCACCCCGGCCCGCGCCGACCAAGGCGCGGGCAACAACGGGTCCGGGATCAACCCCGACGTGGATATCTCCATGGGTGGCAACGGCATCCTGTTCTTGTGCCCCGGCGACGGCGCAGGTGTTCAGATTCTGGGAGCCGGTGGGGGGAGCTGTGCGTTCGACTTCGTACCCAAGCGACTGGGAGGGTCGCACGTGTTTTGTATCTGGGGCGGATTTGTGCCGGTGGCTGCGGGTTGGCGATGCCACCGTGTGTTCTACGGCCAAAATGATAATGACTGGGGCAGACCCGATCCTGATATTTTTCCCGGTGGTTGGGGAGTGCCCGATGCGTTGACCGGGCCGACACGTGATGATCAGTGGCCACCCCCAGGAATGTTCCCGGTACCGCCGCCTGGGCTTCCCCCGCCAACAGAGCCACCGCCACCCGGCCCACCTCCGCCGCTGGG